GTGTACGAGCATTTTTAAATGACACAATACAACAAGTATCAGGAACATTAAGTTGTCCTTATGAAGGTACTGAATTACATTGCGAAACAAAGCATGGGGGTATGGTATGGGTAACACTAGATCCTAATCCAACGCAAAGTGTAGAAGAATGGACAGCAGGTGCATTTGATTGTATTGCTGATGCAATTGATACAGAAGAACTCGAAGTATTTCATTACCATAAAGCAGTAATAGATACAAACTACAAACTGTGGCATGATACTAACAGTGAATTCTATCATGACTTTATGCACTACTTTAATCGTGTATCAGGTTTCAATGACGAATACTTTGCACGAAAGAACATACCTTTTGACAACGGACATGTAAATGTAAGTTCATTTACTGTAAACTATGAGGAATATGATGGATTTGATGATAGAGGTGAACTGTCCTTTCCTAATCTTCCTCCTAACCAATGGTACATGGTAGACTTGTTTCCAGGCTTTAATTTTAACCTGCGTGGCAGTGCGTATCGTTCGGACTCTGTTACTCCAATAGGATGTAATAAGGTATTGATTGAATTTAGAGGATATGGACTACGCAAGGACACACCAGAAGAAAGACGCACACGCATCAATCATCACAACAGCATATGGGGACCGTTCGGACGTAACCTACACGAAGACCTAATTGGTGTAGCAGGACAAGGCACAACTATGCGTGAAGGTACAGAAACAAGACGCATATTACATGGCAGACACGAGAACGGAACTATACATGATGAAGTAGGTATGCGTCATTATTACACAGAATGGGGAAAGTATTTAGACTTAGATCCGTATTTGGAAAATTAGGTATTGACACAACTAATTATAGAGTGTATAGTATACGCATAATGAGAACAAGGAATATTAACATGTCAAGAATTAGAACAACATATTTTTGTTGGTGCACTCCGCAAGGAAGGGCTTTGTCTTGACGTGACTTTGTAAAACAAGTTATATTGTAAAAAGCCCCGAGTAGAAATACAAGGGGCTTTTTTTGTGGGTGTAGTGTAATGGTAACACGGCGGCTTCCAACTCCGCAAATGAGGGTTCGATTCCTTCCACCTATGCCAACACCTAGTGGCAGAATGGCTATGCGACGGACTGCAACTCCGTTTATGCCGGTTCGATTCCGGCCTAGGTGTCCAAAACTGGTTGACAAATATGTTTATTGGTGCTAATATATACACATAATTAATTAGAGAGGCACAAATGAGAACACAACCACAAGATATTATTCGTAAACTAGAGGCAGACAATTCAAGACTTGCAAAAGAAGCAGTATTGCAAGAAGCAATGACTGAAGGCTTAGATGAGTTTTTTGAAGGAGTGCGTATGGCACTTGATCCACTTGTAACATTTGGTGTAAAACAAGTAGATGAATTAGATGCTGAATGGGCTGGACAAGGTTGTGAATGGAAGATATTCAAAGAACTAGCAGACAAACTTATTAAAAGAGAACTTACAGGACATGCGGCACGTGATGCAATTAATCTTGTAAAGCAGTCAAGTACAGCAGAACAATGGAACATGTTCTATCGTAGAATTCTAATTAAAGATTTACGTTGTGGTGTTTCAGAAAAAACTGTAAACAAAATTGCTAAGAAATTTCCGCAGTATGCAATTCCTGTATTCACTTGTGCCTTAGCACATGACAGTGCTAATCATGAAAAGAAGATGACAGGTAAAAAGCAGATAGAAGTAAAACTAGATGGTGTGCGAGTATTAGCAGTATGTCGTGATGGCAAAGTAGAATTGTTTAGTCGTAACGGAAAACAGTTTCATAACTTTCCACACATCATTGAAGAGATTGAAGCAGTACTTAAAGAAAAGCCTGCTCCGTATGATTGTGTACTAGACGGAGAAGTGATGAGTGCTAACTTTCAAGACCTTATGAAACAGGTACACAGAAAAGATGGCAAGCAATCAGATGATGCTGTTCTGCATTTGTTTGATTTTATTCCATTAGAACAATTTTTAAAAGGTGGCTGGGATAAGCCACAAACATATCGTAGTAATCTTGTAAAATACTGGGTGCTAGAAAATGAAAGCATTTTAAAGCACGTACAAGCACTTGAGTGGGAAGAGGTAGACCTTAGTACCACTGTAGGACAAGAACGCTTTGTAGAGCTTAATAAGACGGCTGTAGAAGGTGGTTACGAAGGTGTAATGATTAAGGACGTTGATGCTCCTTATGAATGTAAACGTACTCATGCTTGGCTTAAAGCAAAGCCATTTATTGAAGTAACATTAGAGGTAAAAGATGTTGAAGAAGGAACAGGACGAAACGAAGGACGCTTGGGGGCATTGGTGTGCTCTGGAGAAGATGATGGACGAATGGTCCAAGTCAATTGCGGTAGTGGGTTTAGTGACAGCGATCGTGATAGTTTCTGGAATACTCGTAGCTCACTTATTGGTCAACTTGTAGAAGTTAGAGCAGATGCTATTACGCAAAATCAAGATGGAACGTATTCATTACGTTTTCCTAGATTCAAAACTTTCCGAGGATTCGAAATCGGAGAAAAAATTTAAGCAAAGTATATATACTTAAAAACAGCAGGAGATTTATGTGGCTATTCCAAGAAAGACTAGAAAGAAAGTTGTGAGAGGAGCTCCACGAGTAAGACGTGGAGACAAATTATCAGCACCTAAATGGGAAGGCTGGGAAGAATGGACAGGTGAACACTTCCATAGATTCAAAGGTGCGAGTAGAGAATTTTATTACCAAAACTATAAACCTGCTGACTTATATCCCCACACATACAAGTGGATGTCAGATAATGGCTACACTAAAGAACAAATCAAACAGGCTAAAGCCGCTCCTGCATATGAACTAAGTGTTACAGCCGCCATTACTGCAAAACAATTACTTGACGGCATGCCAGACTTGAATCCTAAGGAAGATGAATATTGGGATAGTTTGCCAGGCACTATGGGCAAAATGGCTCCTGCATCAAAGTTCTTAAAAGAACGTATTGAAAGAGCTATAAAAGCAGGATCATTAATTGTAGAAGAAAAGAAACAAGAAGAAAAGAAAACTTCAAATGTATATGTACCTAGTATTCAAGAACGTATTAGAGACCAAGCATATATACAGAGTGAGGCAATTGAAGAATGGTTGGAAGGTTGGATAATTGACCCAAAGTCATTTGACCCGAAAGGGTTCGACTTCAAAAAACATTTCTATGAAATGAAAGTTACACAAGCACATGCTCGTAAACTAAAGTCTTTTTATGAACACGAGCTAGATGATTATAACGAATTAGAAAGATTTCCAACAAACGGTCAACTTCAGAAAATGAGTGAACATGAACAAGACATGTGGGCTCAGTTGAAAGAAGGTTATGCACATCTCAAAAAATCCGATATAAAATTATTTCGTATTGCAATAGAAGAACTATTAGCCGCATTGAACTTTGTTATAGATCAAGCAAAAGCAACACGCAAGCCACGTAAGCCTAAGGTATACTCTTCAGATAAATTAGTTGCAAAACTGAAATTTAAGAAAGTAGATGAAAAATATAAACTTGCAAGTATTGACCCTGCACAAATTATTGGTGCTACTGAGCTCTGGGTGTTTAATGTTAAAACACGTAAGATAGGAAAATATGTGGCAAGTAATATAGATCCTAAAGGTATGAACAGAGATGGCACTGGACTTAGTGTCAAAGGGACTACTATACTAGGATTTGATGAAAAACAAAGCATTCAAAAGACACTTCGTAAGCCAGAAGAACAGCTCAAAGAGTTTAAAGATTCGGGCAAAGTAAAATTGCGAAAGTTTTTAGAGGATATAAAAACCACTGATACAAAGCTCAACGGAAGGTCAAATACTGATACTGTGCTACTCAAGGTAATCTGATAAATACTTACATGAGCACACATATGAGTATAAAAGAAGGCTTAGTCCGTTTAGATCAAGCAGTAAAGACTCTAGCAAACGCTGAAGTTACACTAGATTCACCAGGCCGTAATACTATAAGCGGTAACGCTATTCATGGCGGCAAAGTAACATTATTTAGAAGCACAGGCATTACAGATAATGCCAGCAAACTAGTTTTGCTTGTTGCTGATGATGGTATAACTGTAGATGCAGTTGATACTGATACACTTGTTGGTGACACAGTTGCTACAGGTGATTTTAAAGTAGAAGGTACATTGACTGCTGATAAGGTAGTAACAAAACAAGTACTTGCAGATCAAAAATTTACAAGCAATATTGATTTTGTTCCTGAACATGGTAGTATAGATCTTGTAGGACTTAACTGGCGCAAAGAAGGTGAAAATACAAAGTTGTTTGTTTGGGCAGACAGAACAAGTAGTTTCTATTCAAGTGATCCAATTAACTTACACAGAGATGCAAGTTTAAGAATAGACAATATAGATGTTCTTAGTGCAGGTGCTCTTGGTGCTACAGTAACATATAGTGAACTTCAAAAAGTAGGAGTTCTAAAAAATTTACACACTACAGGTGACTTTAACTTTGATGAAGGTTGGGTAACTTGGGATAGTGGATTGATGAGATTGTCAATTGGTAGAGAACTGCCAAACGGACAATTAAGTGTTAGCAGTAATGAAGCAGAATTTGTTATTGATCCTTGGTTTGATACAGTAAAAGTAGGAACATACACAACAAGTGATTTGCAAATAGTTACTGATGATACTCCAAGAATAAGCATTGAAAAGACAGGTGCTATAAACATTACAAGTGCAGTAGGTATCAAAACAGCAAGTAGAACAGATGCAGATCTTGCAGTGGCAGGACCAATTGCAATACAAAATAAAAAGATACAATATAATGTTGAACCGCCAACTGATGGTAGTTACCTAAAGGGCGATATTACTTACAATACAAATCCAGAAGTAGGAAATTTTGTAGGCTGGGTATGTGTTGAACAAGGTAATCCAGGAAAATGGAAGCCGTTTGGAAGGATTGAATCTGAATGAAATTAGTTAGTTTAGAACAAGATGTGTTAACTCAAATGAGTCGCGGCCTTACAGACTTAGGTGAAGCAGTTGAAACATTAATGAATAATATAGGAGATGATCGTCCTATAAGCATAGCTTCTGATGGAAAGGTATGTGTCAAAGAAAATTTGCATATAAATGGAAAACTAGGTATTGGAGTCAACAATATACCTGAAGATGTCGCTTTAATGGCTAATGGGCCTATTGCGTTCGACAACATGAAAATGCAATCAGCAGATAAAATTCCAGAGAACGGAACCTACAATCAAGGTGACATTGTTTGGAATAGTCAAAGCGCCGGCGGAAGCCATGTTGGCTGGGTGTGTATAAGAAAAGGCACACCAGGAATATGGAAGCCTTTCGGCATCATTGAGGTTTAAAATATGAAATTCCATAAGCTATGGCTTACTCTCGCGAGAGTTTTGCCTATTACTGCTCTATTCATTCTAGCATTAGTACACTTTTTTCCTGACCCTGATTTAATAACATATTTTTGGTGTGCAGTTGCTACAATTAGTATCACAGCCGCAGTTACATGGTGGTGGTGGATTATGGATACAGTAAGAACATTTATGCAATTAGTAGACAGACAAATGCAAAAGTTTTCTGATGTAACAGAAGAAATCAAATCTGTAAGAAAAGATCTAAATGATGTCAAAAAAAATAGTAGTAGCAGGAAACGGAATAAGTCGTAAACATTTTGACTTTGAAGATTTTACAGTAGTAGGCTGTAATGCTATATGCAGAGACTACAAAGTAGATTATCTTGTAGCATGTGATAAACGCATGGTAAAAGAAGCGTTAGCACACAAAGTAAATCCAATATACACAAGAGAAAGATGGCGAAAGGCTTTCAATAACGATAGTCTTTATGATGTTCCTGATCTTCCTTACCAAGGACATAATAGACAAGACGAACCTATGCATTGGGGTAGTGGACCGTATGCAGTATTGCTAGGAGCAACATTGAGCGATCATATCTATCTAGTAGGTTTTGATCTATATAAAGGTAACATATACAGAGCAACATCTAATTATAATGATAAAGATGTAGACCCAAGTTATTGGATTTATCAACTTGCACGTTTATTCGACGTTTACAAAGAAAAGAAGTTTACAATTCTTAATACAAAAGACTGGATTTTACCAAAAGAGTGGGATTTACCAAATGTAGAGGTTGACAAACAGACATTTTATAAGTATAATACTAAACATGTATACGAGGACTTTTGACATTCAACCCTCTTTAAATATTCTGCGTGTCATTTTATTAGGAGATAACAATGGCAAAACATTATAGTACAAAAACATACGGACACAACATAGGCTTATCAGCAGTGTTCAGACAACCAAACGCAGATCATTCACACTGTCATCTGCTACACGGATACAGTCTAGCATTTAAATTTACATTTGGATGTGATAAACTTGATAACAAAAATTGGGCAGTAGACTTCGGTGGACTCAAACCTTTGAAAGCGTGGCTTGAAGATTCATTTGATCATAAAACTTGTGTTGATATTAATGATCCTCACAAACAAGATTTTTATGATCTACAAGACAAAGACTTATGCGAAGTAAGAGAGTTTGACGGTGTTGGTGCAGAGAAATTTGCAGAACATGCATTTAACTTTGCAGATAAACTTATACGTGAAGCAACAGATAATCGTTGTTATTGTGTAAGTGTTGAATGTTCAGAACATGGTGCCAATTCAGCAATCTATGAGGCGTAACAATTGGCTAAAATTGATAAACGTCAATATACGAAAGAACAGTGGAAAGTAATCCGCGAACAGCGTAGGCAAAGTAAAGAACTTGCCAGACTTGCAAAATGGCAACCTAAACCTACACCGATTGAATATTCAGAAAATTATGTTGTTTGTTTAAAGCATGGAAAGAAATACGGCCCTGAATATGTAAATGCATTACATAACATGGTAAAACGTAATCTAACATTAGATTACGAATTTGTGTGCTTTACAGAAGATACACAAGGCATAGATAGAGCTATTACTACACAACCTCTGCCTGCACTGAGTGAAGCACATGGTTGGTGGTATAAACCAATGTTCTTTAATAAAGATCTTCCTGTCAAAGGCAATATACTTTATATGGATTTAGATGTTGTAATTTGTGGTAACATAAACAAACTGTTTACATATAATCCAGAAAAGTTTTGTATTATACGTGACTTCAATAGAAGTTTACGTAGCGATTGGAAGAAAATGAATAGTAGTGTATTTAGGTACAGTACAGGGACTATGCATTATTTGTATGAAGAATTTGCAAGAAACCCTAAACATTATATACATAGAATGCATGGAGATCAAGATTATATACATGATAAGACAAGACGTGAAGATTTTATATGGTGGCCTGATGAATGGATACAGAGCTACAAATGGGAAATGCGTGATAGACGTGATCTAATACGTATTGATGGTAAACGTAATTTTAAAGAAGAAAAACAACCTGTGGTTAAAGACGAAACATGTATTGCAGTTTTTCACGGAGAACCGCACCCACATGAATGTAAAGATCAATGGGTGGTTGACAAATGGAAGTAAAGATAGTATTATATGAGTATGATTAAACGTATAGGCTTTGCATGTAAGTATATGCACCCTGACCAAACACAGAAAAAGAAACTGCTCGAGGAAATTCAACGTCCACTAAATACTCGTAGCACAACTGTTCAATGGCTAAACAGACAAACACGTGAAGTTGCAGAACAACGGTTGTGGGATATAATGGTTCATAACATTCAATCTTACATGAACCTTATTACGTATGTTGGAGGATTACCAAATGAGTTACGTATGGTCAGACTTGGTAGTGATGTACTTCCTGTTTATACCGAGCCTACTTGGTCTTATTTTTGGCGTAAGCAAGATGTTCGTGACTACTGTGAAAAAAACTTCGCAAACGTCGGCAAACAGGCAAGAGCCCTCGATGTCCGATTATCGATGCACCCAGGCCAATTTACTGTACTTGCAAGCGACAACCAAGACATTGTCGAAAGATCTATAGAGGAGTTTGAATATCATGTTGATTGCATCAGATGGATGGGCTATGGCCAATCGTTCCAAGACTTCAAATGTAACGTCCATATATCCGGCAAACAAGGTCCTGCCGGTATCAAACACGCAGTTGACAAACGATTATCTCCAGAAGCGAGAAACACGATTACGATCGAGAATGACGAAAACAAATGGGGTCTCGACGCAAGCCTTGAACTGGTCGACACCTGTGCTCTCGTTCTCGACATACACCATCACTGGTGCCGTGAAGGTGAATATATTTTACCAACCGACGATAGATATTCTCGCGTGATTGATTCATGGCGTGGTGTACGTCCTGTAATACATTACTCATACAGCAGAGATGAACATCTTCCACAAGACTTTCAACACGATTATCTACCCAATATGGAAACTTTGCTAGAAACGGGCTACAAAAAACAAAAACTTAGAGCTCATAGTGATTACTATCCTAACAATGCAGTAAATGACTATGCACTGTCTTTCTTAGATTATGCAGATATTATGTGTGAATCCAAATGTAAGAATCTAGCCAGTATCGCTCTACATAAATACTATACGGAGAAACATAATGAACTATCTAAACACAATGTACGGCAGAAACAAGCCGAGCCCGACCCAATCATCATCTGATAAGAATCCTAACAGAGTAACAGGTGGATTAAAAGGGCAAGGTGTTGATCATTTAACAATGCTGGGCGAAGATGGTAACCAACAGCAAATACCTACACTTCGTTATGTGCAAAGTTTAGAAGAGCAAATTCGTAAACAACGTGCGGCCATTAGTGTCTTAGAACGTAAACTGACTAGACAGGAAGCAAACATTACAAATTTGCAGAATAGAGGGAGGTAAATTATGAAAACTTGGATACAATCAAGAATGAAAGAGCGTACATCATGGGATGGTGCGGCTCTAATAGCACTTGGACTTATGGTACTATTCTTAGCACCACTTGCCAAGATCGCGGCTGGATTAGCTATTGCATATGGTGCATGGACAATCTGGAAGAAAGACTAAAACTTTCCAATAGGCAAATCACTGGACGCAGGTAAGTTCCAAACTTGCTTGCGTTCTACGCCTTTTTTCTGTGCAAACTTCTTTGCATCACAATTTTTACATACATGAAAATAATTATTGCTTAAACGCTTAGGATCCATACTTCCCCTAGGACGTACAAATTCAGTATCGCAAGCATCACACCTAAATACACAATGCGTTAATTTACGCTTGTAAGGGTGTTCCTTACCTGTTTTACTCTTGCGTATATGCCTTGTTTCAATAGAATATTCTCTAATATACATAACTATATTTACATTAAGATTATAAAAACGTTCGATAAATAACAGTAATAAGGAGCTCAGATGTCATTTTTAACCTTAACAGATGCCGCAAAAAAGCAAATAGACACTATTTGTGAAGAAAACGAAGTGTATGCAGTAACACTTAATATGAAGGGCGGTGGTTGTGCAGGCTTTGAATATGAGTGGGGAACATATGCTACACCTGCTGATCTAAAAGAAGATGACGAAGTATTTAAAACTGACACAAATTGTACATTTGTTGTCGGAGCTCAAAGTGTAATGTTCCTAATGGGAACTAAAGTAGATTATAAAAAAGATATTATGGGATCAATGTTTGATATAATTAATCCTAATGCAAAAAGCTCATGTGGTTGCGGTGTTAGTGTTAATTTTGATATGGACAAATTAGAGATACCAGCATAGCGGAGCAATAGAATGGCAAGACAAGATATTTACTTAGGTGTTGAGGGGAATGACGGTACTGGTGATAGTATTAGAGAAGCCTTTAGAAAAGCCAATGCAAACTTTACAGAATTGTATGCAGTTTTTGGTCAAGGTGGGAGTATTACTTTCAAAGCACTTAGTGACACACCAGATACATTAACACCAAGTCCTCCAGGCGCGGCATTTATTTTAGGTACTAATCAATTAGGTACAGAAATTATTGAACGCCAATTGCAGGCTGGTACAGGTATAACTGTTGACAGTTCTCAAGAAGGAAGAATAATAATTAACAACGTTGGTGCTAATGTTAGTGCTGATACTGCTCCGGTATTAGGTGGACATTTAAGTGGTAACATTGTTTATGGTATAGGACAAATTGCTACAGATGATACAGCAGTTAGTCAATTCAATACTACACATGGTACACAAATAACACAAGACGATCTAGTTATTGATAAAAAATTTGCAGACCAACACTACGGCGTAAATGGTTTATTTGAAGATAGAGCAGACTTTGTTAGATCAGAACCTGCAGATGCAACAGAATACACAAAGCAGATTACAGAATATAGAAATGGTAATATAGAAATTATCGGGCATGGCCTTAACAGTGGCGCAAACGGTAGTCCTTTCAAATACACAGCAACAGGCAGTGTACCAACTAATTTAGTTGCTGATACAATTTATTACATACGTGTTGTCAATGAAAACTTTATAAGTTTACACACTTCAAAAGCAGAAGCACAGAATAACGACACAACAACAAGAGTAAAAATTAATATTAATAATGGTGATACAGTAAATCCTGTAGGCACAGATAAAATTATTGATAATGAATATGATACACAACTTTTAGGTTTCTGGAAAAATAACGAAGCACTTCCAAGAGAAAGTATTACAAGACGTCAAGGTGATAGAATGGAAGGTGCATTATTTTTGCACGATCATCCAGGAGACCTTGCAGGAACTAATACAGGTATAACAAATGATTTACAAGCGGCAACAAAATTTTATGTAGACAATACAAGTTTTGCAAGTACAGTTGATTTATTTGTAAGCACATCAGGAGATGATGCACAAACAAATTCACCAGTAGGTAAAGAAGGTAGAAGTCTAAACTATGCATATAGATCATTAGGTGCGGCCGCACAAAAAGCACAAGAGATTATTGAAGCGAGTCCATTAGAACCAGGTGCGTATATACAAACTATTACATACGACCAAGGTAAAGGTACAAGTGTAACAAATGCAGTTGGTGTAACAAGTGCATATGCTGATGCACAGCCTGCTATTGATATTATTACGCTTAACAAAAAATTTATTATCAAAGAAGTTTTACAATTTATTAAAACAACATATCCTGATTTAGAATATGCTGATACAAATGTTATCAATCCTATTGCAGAAGCAATGCTACATGAAAACAAAGATTTCATTGCAACTGAAACAGTTGAATGGATCAATGATCAAATAGCAAACGCAGGTGGATCAGGTATATGGAACGGCTTTACATACAATCAGGCAAAGTGTTTACGTGATACTAAAAAGATTGTTGACGCTATGGTACACGACATTGGACGTGGCGGTAATATTGAAACACGTAGACATGCGGCTTCTTATTGGTCAAATGCTACCAACCAAGTATTTGGACAGGTACAACAAACTGTTGCGGCACTTAACCAAGCAAGAGATATTATTCTAAATAATATTTTAGCTAATGTTGCATATACACCTTTGCAGGATCCTATTACAATACAACAAAGAATATTTACAGAAACAGTTGAAGCAAACTTAACTGCTAGAGTAAATGAATTATTTGCAATTATTACAGATACTATTACAAATGGTTTAGGTGCTATACCTGCTCCAGTTGCAACTACAAAAAGTGGCAACACTTGTGAAAGAGATGTAACTGCAATAATAGATGGATTGTTAATAGACATTGGCAATGGTGTCAATGTTAACTTCCACGCTATACAAGCAGGTGTAAGATATTATTCAAGTCCTAGTAGTGCAAAAGCACGTATTACGCAAGGTACACAAACTGTTGCGGCGATAAATCAAATCAACACAGTTATTTCTCAAGTAGTATTACAAAATGATATTACTGAAGGACAAACATTATTTGCACAAAGACTAGATGCAGGTATTGCACAACCTTCATTAACTGTTAGAAATAGTATTAGTGCTAAATTTGATATTATAACAACTATTATACAAAATGGTCCTGCAAGTAAACCAGGACTTGTTGAAGGAAGTACTTACACAATAGATTTCAGCAATGGCAGTGAAGACAGCGTTGACCAAGGTGTTAACACAAACGTTGACATACTTCCAGGAAAAGTTATAAGAGGTAAAACTTCAGGTGCTATTGGTAGAATTGTAAAATATACAAGTGGTGCAAACTTAGGTGGTACAAGTTATGACAGAGTAGAAGTTGTACTGCAAGAAGCAAGAGCATTTGAAATAGGTGAAGAATTAGAATACGGTAACTTTACTAGAACAAAACAAATAGTTATTAATGTAGAAACAGGAATTTATACAGAAGATTATCCAATCAAAGTTCCTGCAAACGTAAGTATTAAAGGTTCAGACTTTAGACGTTGTATTATACGTCCGGCAGATAGAATTTCACAATCGCCTTGGATTAACACTTATTTCTATAGAGACAAATTAATTGACAATATGGCAGTCACAGCTAGAATAGGTGCTGACCTTGCAACTGCTCAGAATATTAGCATATCAGGAGAGAACAATATTGGTGGTTCAATTAATGTTACTCCTGCAGATAATATTTCACCGTCAAGTTGGGAAGGTGCTTGGTTCTATACAGATAATGGTGCTGTAGGTTTAATTACAGCAAGTGATGTTGGTAGTACGAGCTTTACAGTAACTTTAACAAACGATACATTACCAAACCTAGATGATATTCCATCAGGTCAGTGGCATATTAAACAAACAACAAACTATGGATATCATTATAGAACTGATCCTACTGACATAACATCTACTCCATTAAACAACAAACAGATAGATGTGTTCTTAATGAACGATGCTACTAGATTAGCAAACATGACTTTCCAAGGGCACGGTGGCTTTGCACAAGTGCTAGACCCAGACGGACAAATTTTAATTAAATCACCTTACATGCAGGTATGTGGATCATTCTCACAGAGTGTAAACAAACAAGCATTTAGAGGTGGTATGTATATTGATGCATTCTCTGGAAACTTAGAGATGTCAATTGATAGCAAGACAGACAACTTTACATTGAACGTAAGTTCGGCAGTTGGTAAGGGTTTAAGAATTAGAAAACCTGAAACACCAGCACCGTTCTTTATATCAGGCAAGCGTTATCAAATTGATGCTGTTACAAATTATGATCAAGCGGCCGGTACAGCAACTTTATTGTTAAACAGTCTAAGTAATGAAGGTGCAGGATTTGATACAGCAGTTTCTACTCCAATAGATATCTTTACACAAACTGCTGGTAACAGAAGTATGTTAGCAAACGACTATACACAGGTTAATGACTTAGGTTATGGATTGTTCTGTAACAATGGCGCATTGTCTGAACAAGTTTCAACATTTACATATTATTGTCATACAGCATTTATGTGTAACAACGGTAGTATTATTAGAGCCCTAAACTGTTCTAACTCAAATGGTAACTTTGGACTTGTATCTGCAGGATCAGATCCAAACGAAGAAGTAGATGTAGTTACAACTCTACGTCCTATGACACAACCTGTAGAAGGATTTGCAGATGCTACTTACACAATGCCTGTAGGTGCTACAAGTGTATACGTTACAGATGCATTATATCCACCTTACAATAATTCATTATTAGATGTTGACGATGGCACAAGTGTTACGCAATACGAAATTACTAATGTTAGTGTAGTTGATGGTGTTACAGCCACAGCAACAAAAGGTGCAGGTTTACCAGTTTATAGATTGACTATCGGTGGAGACGAAGGACTAGCGGCACAAATTAATAATCAAGATATCTTAACTATAAGACAAAACAAAAACTTCTTGTTTGATAGTGTTGAACCAGCAACTACAATTAGACCTTCAACAGCAATTATATTTGATGAGCAACCTACACAGGTTTATAGAACTATTAGTTACAATAACCAAGACAGTGATAATCAAGCATTACCATCAGACCAATCACAAATTGTTTTTGATAGTGGATTTGATTACTTAAATTTACTATTAGATAATACGTATGCAAGTGACAACACTTATGCAGGTGCTGGAACTACAATGGGTGCTACAGCAGGTGATAGAGTTCTAGCAATAACTAGAATTCCTAGTAGCATAGATATTGAGCGTATTAATAATGCGGACATGATATTTACACACTCAGGTAAAACATTTAGAGTTTCAAACTATACTGAAAGAACAGACGCAGGTAATGGAAATTATGAATACGCTACTGTTGTTCTTAATGATGTAGCAGGCACAGATATTAACAGTCCTGCTTCAGCGGCTGGTTTAGTTGCGCCTATTAAATTTAGTGGAGCGACACCAGGACAACGTACTATTCCATTATCTTTACCAGCAGGCGAAAATGCAACAATTACAATTAGTATTTCAACATTAAGAGCTAACGGACATGACTTTAATGACATTGGATCAGGTGGATTTAATGAATCTAACTATCCTGGTGTAATTTACGGACCGCCTACTAAAACACCTTCACAGGCTTCAGAGGTTGCTGAACGTGGTAAAGGTAGAGTGTTCTGGGTAAGTACAGACCAAGATGGTTTCTTTAGAGTTGGTAAGTATTTTGAAGTTGACCAAGGTACAGGTACAGTTACCTTTGCGGCGTCGATTGCTATTAGTAACTTAGACGGATTAGGATTTAGACGTGGTGTTAGAATTAGTGAGTTTTCAAATGATGATTTACTAAGTGATGCTGATCCACAAGCAGTACCTACTGAATTTGCAGTAGACGAATTTGTTAATAGACGTTTACACTTCCAAAGAGACGGTACTGTTGTTGGATTAAACAGACAGTTAGGACCAGGTGTACTAGCAAGAGATGGTGCAACATCTATGACTGGCAACTTAAATGCTGGCGGTAATAATATTGCTAACCTTGCAGATCCAAGAAGTGATCAGCCACAAGATGCAACTACAAAAAGTTATGTTGATGGTAGAACACCTTTTGGTGATGAAGCTATTGGTGCAAACAAAGCAAACAGAACAGCAAATGATATTTTAGTATTTGACGGTACAAATTATGATAATGCTACACTGGCTGGTGATGTTAGTATTAGTCTAGCAGGCAACGTTGCTACAATGAACATTGTGCCTGGCAGTATTGAAGATGGTGACATTGCGGCTAATGCTGTAATTGCACAAAGTAAATTATTATTAAATGCGGCAACTACTAGAGCAAATGCAACAGGTATTACTCAAAATGATTTAGGTGTAGCATCTTTCAACGATATACACTTTGAAACAACAAATGGTTGGGTATACTTAAAAGAAGGCGGACTAGAATACGAACTGTTCTTAGACATGCCTCAAAACTATGTGATTGGTAGAACAGCGGCTGGATCAGGACAACCTAATGCTGTTACTTTTGCTGATGTTGTAAACCTAGGTGGTACATTTAGTACAACAGGACAAGCAGATAGTATTGTTAGAACAAAAAGCGATGGTGGTATTGACGGACAAAGTTTATACATTGACAGTTATAAAATTATTGACCAAACAGCAAATACTCTTAACGTAACTACACCAGGTGGTGCAAACATATTTGATAGTGTTGGTACTATTCCAAGTAATACTACAACAACTTTTGCAGGTAGTGTTGATATAGGTAGCGTTGGTGTTGCACCAAGTACACACCAAAAGAACTCAAGTTACGGAAGTAACACTGATACAACACTTAACCAATCAAGACTTGCAGTTGACTGGATTTACAGTTCATTTATTGAAGCACCAGGAGAAAAAGATGCAAGCGGTACAGGTATTGCAATAGGTGCAGGTACAGGATTTAGTGATGCAGGTGAAGTGGCAATTATTGCTAATGATAACCAGCCTGCTATAACATTCCAACAAACTAAATTTATTCCATATACAAACGGTACTTATGATATTGGTTCTAGCACAAATAATTTTGGAACTATATATGGTGAAGCAACATCTGCACAATACGCTGACTTGGCTGAGAATTATCTTGCAGATACAGATTATGATTTTGGCACAGTGCTTGTGTTTGGAGGAGACCAAGAAGTTACAATCACAAATGAAAAAGGTGACACAAGAGTAGCGGGTATTGTTTCTGAAAATCCAGCACACTTAATGAACAGTGCATTAGAAGGTGAACACGTTGTTCCATTAGCATTACAAGGTAGAGTACCATGTAAAGTAATTGGTAAAGTTAATAAAGGCGATATGCTTGTAACAAGTGCTATAGAGGGATATGCTATTGTAAACAATAGTCCAGGTATAGGACAAGTGATAGGTAAAGCAGTTGGGTCTAAACTTGATGAAGAAAAAGGCTTAGTTGAAATCGTTGTAGGGAGAGTATAATGGCACAGCAATTAATTAACATAGGATCAAGTGCAAACAAAGGCGACGGTGATGCTATTAGAACAGCCTTTGATAAAGTAAACGATAATTTCACAGAGTTGTATTTAGATGTAGTAGATTTACAAATTGCCGCAGGTGCAGGTGGAGGCGCAACTTTAACTGCTGAAGGTATTATAGGTGATGTAATTGGCCAAGATAGTACAACTATTATAAACTCAAAAACAAGTACTATTACTGCAAACAGTATTACTGGTGACTTAAAAGGATCTGTTGTAGCAGACGATTCAACTGTATTAATAGACGGTATAGCAGGAACTATTAGTGCTGGAGCATTAACAGGTTCACTGCCGGCAATAGATGGTAGTGCATTAACAGGAATTTCTGCAACTAGTTTAAATGGACAAGCCGCAAGTTATTATTTAGACTTTGCTAATTTTACAAACACTCCAACAACCTTAGCAGGTTACGGTATAACTGATTCTTTACAATTAGGTACGAGTAGTACAACTGCTCTTGCAGGTGATACGGCTTTGTTTTCAGGTGCGTTTGCAGATTTAACAAGCAAACCAACTACAATAGCAGGTTACGGAATTACAGATGCTACATCAACTGCTTCACCGGCATTCACAGGTGCAGTTGACTTTACAGGTGCAACAAGTGTAGACTTTACTGGTGCAACAATATCAGGAACAAGTTTCTTAACAAGTTACACA